TTTCTTTAGTGACAATGGTAACAATGCACCTTTATCCATAAGTTCTTTTATTTTTTCATTTAGATAATCAAAACTATAAGATGATGGATCTTGTTTTGCTTCTTTTAATTCTTTTGATATGCCAATTTCACCTTCTTTATTTGCAAGGTATATATCTGCAGGATTCCATTTATTAATATCTGTAAAACCTATAAACTCACCAATCCTCTTTTGTGCCTCTTGTGTAGGTTTAGATTTAGTTGCTATAGACCACAACTCCTGTATCTCTTTCATTACACCTACTTTACCTCGTAAGTAAAAGTAATCTCTTTTTTTCTTTGCGATATTGTAATCTTTATCTATCTTCTTTAAATCTCTAACTAATGTTTTAGCAATAGTGATAGAAGATTGATACCAACCATTTTTTGTTTGAGATAAAAATTCAAAGATGTCTTTTGCAGGAGCGTCAACGTCAACGCCTTTCATTGCCGCTTCTAAATCTTTACGTTCTTTAAGAGCAAAACTATCAAACGTAGGATACGTTTTTATATTGAGTTTTTGTTGTGCTTTAGATTCACCTACATAGTCTGCATAAGCACAGAATATTGCTTGGGCGCTTTCAGCTAATGTTGTTACGTCTGCCATACATATATTTATGCACGGCTTCTGCCTCTAGTTCTGGCAGGAGAATTATAATTTGTCTTACCTCTATCTAACATCTTCTCTTTTTCACCTCTACAATCAAAGAAAGGTGGGAACCCGAATATGCCAAACGTCTTATGTTTATTCTGAAACTTTGTTAACTTCTTTACATCTTCCTCAAAGAAAGACTCTTTTAACACAAGTTTACTAGGCATTTCTACAGATCGCCAAACTATATCGTCTTTAATCTTAACCATTTCTGTTTTGTAATAGATAGATGGTTTTCTTTTTCTTACTTTTGCCATTCTTCTCTCCTTTGTTCTTTTGAACATATCATAACACAAGGTTTAGGTAGTTTACTAGTATCACCACTTTCAATCGCCTCTTGTAATTTGCGACCTAATTCTACCCATTCTTTACTTTGTATTATATCATCAATAGAGTGTTTACTTAAATCACCAGCTTCTGCTAGTTTTTTTAGGGTAGGATCTTGTAAATGTATAGGACTATCAATATAACAACAAGGCAACAACTGATTTCTGTTTGTAACAGCCATTTCAGTTAAAGGATTGCCCGCTATACACATTGATTTAAATTTTTTCTTAATCATCTGTTACTTTATCCTCATAAGTAGTATCTAATCTATTTTTTTTACTAGGCATTAAGTGATCTGTAAAACCTTTTAACCATCTTGCTGATTTCATAAGAACAAATCGTAAGTTATTATCTTTTGCCATTTGTTTAGCTTCTTCTATATGATCTTCATTATAGTTAAATACAATATATTGCCATATAGGTTTACGTTTTAAAATTTTTGCACCTTCACACATTATCTTAAATAATTTTTCACCGTCTTGGTGCTTTCTATACTTGTGACTTTCAGATGGTAAACCATCTATACCAAATTGCCAAACTGCTATGTCATAAGTTTTAAATGCTTTCATAAAAAAACTTTCTGGTTTGTGAGATGAGGCAGTTTGTATTTTAACTCCTGTTTCTCTATCTTTACACATTTTTAATAGTTCAATAAAGTGAGGGTAATGTATTGGGTCTGACAATTGACCACCTAATGATACCTCTTCAAAATTGTTTAGTATCATCTCAACACTTTCTAAAGGTAAGTCTTTACCTGGCACTTTATTTGCAATTTTATTAAGCCATTCATTATTAGACTTCCATTGAGAGGGTTTGTAATACATTTGTCTTTGACACGCTGGGCATTCTAATGCACACCTATGTGATAAGTCAATCAAACAATTTCTATTTTTTTTAAAAAACGGTGATCCCATATCACCTATTTATTTAAATTTTAAAATCTGAAAACTTATCGTAAGCGTCAACCTCTTGTGGGCCTGATGGCTTATCTATTTTATCCTTACTTTCTTGGTTACTATCTACAATTTGTTGAGCAGATTGTTCAACATCATACAATCTCATCTTGCTTCTATCTACACCTATTATAAATGCACGATTAACAGCAGGATCATTATAACGATTCTTTAATTGTTTAACTTTGATTTGACCTAGTTCTTCTAATTCTTCGTTTGATATTAGAGCAAACATAAAGTCAGCAGTTGCAGGAAGACCAAATGATTCTGAAGTATCTTCAAGTCCTACGTCACTTGATAGATAACCAGTTCTAGTTGTTTGTGTAGCAGATACAATAGGTACATTATATTGTACTGCAAGACCTCTTAATTCTTCAGCGATAGATTTAACCATAGTATATGAGTTAATATTGCCACCTTTAAATCTACTACTAGTACATATATTCAAATAATCAATGAATATTAAATCAGGTTTAAATGCTTTCTTTAGGGCAAGTTCATCTAACAAAGATTTAAAATGACCTGCATGAGCAGACGCCGTAGGATATTCTTTGATAATTAATTGACCATTGGTTTTGTTTTGCATTTTAGATGTTTTATTATCGTATATTTCTTTTGGCATTTCATAAAGATCATCAATAGTTACATCTAATAAGTTAGCGTCAATTCTTTCTGCGATACGTTCTTCAGCCATTTCTAAAGTTATATACAATACATTTTTACCTTCCGATATAACACTACTTGCAACATGACACATAAACAAAGATTTACCAACACCTGTGCCTGCAAGTGCTATGTTTAAAGTTTTAGGTGGTAGACCGCCTTTTGTAATTCTATTGAAGTATGAAAGATCAAACTTTAATCTTGCTTCAGTTCTATGGTAATATTCAAATCGGTCCTCTGCCTGATTTAGATAATCATGTCCTATATGTCTATCAAACGAAACGCCAAGCGCTTCTGATAAGATACTAGGTATTGCTTCTGGCGTATGTTTCTTATCTTTGCCATCTATGATTTTGATACCTTGTAATACTGCATTATACACAGCACGATCTTTACAAAACTTTTCTGTTGTATCTAACAACCATTGTTGTTCAACTTCTTCGTGTTGTAAACTATTTAATAATGATTTTGTATTTTTAAATTCTTCTTCGGTAAGAGTCTTGTCGTTTGACAATTCAATTTCAATTGCTTCTTTTGTAGGAAGATTATTATACTTTACAACGAAACCATTTATGATATTGAATAGAGCAACCTCATCTCTATTTCTAAAGAAGTCAGGTTTAATAAATGGTAATGTTTTTCTTGTAAAGTCTTCGTTAAAGACTAGGTTGGATAAAAGTGTCTTCTCAAACATAATGTAGATAACTCCCTATAATATACTTTGGTTGATTGATTGGTTTCTGTCCTGCATGTCTAAATGTCCACAATGGTGGGAATACGAGCACCTTACCTGCCTCTGGTTTAACTGATATATCGTAATCAGGAAATGTTGTTTCGCCGCCATCATTGTTATTTAAATACATAAAAAAAACTAAAAATCTTCTAGCACTATTATAGTTAGTCACATCTACATGTGTTTGGAATTCATCTTCATTGTTAGGTTCATACTTCTTAAATCTTATCTGTTCAAAGCCAAACTTTTCTGGCCATTGTTTTAATGAGTCTATATTAACATCTTTTACATATTTGTCAACAACCTGTCTTAATTTAGGAAAGATTATATCTGAATATTCTTTCCAGTCTGAAAACATGTTAAGATTAATTTCTGTAAATGACATGTGACCTTTTAAATTAGTTTTAGATTGTTGATGTTGCGAATCTTCAAACTTATCAATAAGGTGTTGACATTGATCTTTACCTAATACATTTTTGTATGTACATATATAATCACTTTTGAAACTTAATTTGACCATTCTCTAATTGTTTTTCTACTACCTCTATTAATATATCGCCTATGTAATTTCTAAAATCAATACTTGCTGTATCAACATCATTAGGATTCTTCTTAATATCATAATCAAACTTTAAAGGCAATTCACCTTGAGCATTTTCTTCCGAGGCAAACTTTACATGACCATATGTGTATATGATGTCTTTGTAAGGGCCTTCTACAATCTTTATACAGCTGTAATCGTCAACATCACGCTGAGCAAAGACGTATCTATTCTGTGCCATAGAGGAATTCTTTTCTGGCTGCTTCGTCAATTTGAGCGAGAACATCTTTAGTAAAGAATTTATCAGGTTCATTATTGATAGTTTTAGCATATTGTTTTGATCCATCAGGTAGTTCTATTCTTGTTGATACTGATTTAAATATATTGTGTTTGATAGCAAGTTCTAATAACCCATAGTACTTATCAAGGCCATCTTTGTATGTTAATCTTACATCAATCAAAGCATTCTCTTTTGTTAACCTTGACTTGTAATTTTTACAATGAATAATATTACCAATGATTTCTTTGCCATCTTTCTCTTTACGTTTAGATAGATATACGATATTACTTGCAGCGTATTTAAGGCCAGAGCCACCACCCATCTCCTTTTGAGGAAACATTGAACCAATAACATCATATGTATGATTGGTCATAATCATAGGTACTTTTGCTTTGCCAAGTTTTAAAGTCAATACTCTAAATGCAGCTTTTACAATCTGCGATCTAGTCATATCTCTAGTTTCTTTACCTTCGGCAGTATCTTCCATCTCTTTTGTAGTAGATAACATTCCTAAACTATCTAATACAAACATTAAAGGTTTTCTAGTCTTCTCGTCTTGTTCTATGTATTTGTCAATCACTTTGATTGATTGATGTCTAAACTCTTGTACTGTGGCAACTGGTACAATAACCATTCTGCTACTGTCTATACCACGACTTTCAACTAATTCTTTTGTTAAGGCACTTTCTGATTCAAAGTAAATCACACCTGCGTCTTTGTTTTTTTCTAAAAACGCTTTTACTATTCCTAATGCAAAGAAAGTTTTACCTGTTGCAGCTTCACCTGCAATTGCTGTAATTTTATTTGATGGCATACCACCATAGATTGATCCTGATAGTAAAGCATTAAAGGCAAGGGAACCTGTATCAATAAACGAATCAACGTCACCTGCTTCTACACCCTCACTTACTAGTGTGGCGTATTCATTACCAGTTTCTTTTATTATGTCTTTTAAAAAATCACTCATATTATATTCTCCTTAATTGTATGTATTATATCAGTATTTGTAGTTATTGTCAAGCGTCTTCAATCCTATATTTCTCATCTTTAGGTACCCAGCCTACAACTGGCGTTTCTAAATCGTCATA